TCAATATTTTTTATCATGTTTATCTTGATAATTATCAGAAATAGGGCACGAATAGGGCACAAAATTATTTAACCTATCTACAACCTCTTGCTGCATTTTGTCAGTTACGTGCATGTAAATTGTTTGTGTTGTCTTGCTGTCACCGTGTCCTACGCGATCCATAATGGCTTTTAGGTGTAATCCCATTTCAGCTAGTGTGGATATATGGGTGTGTCGTAACACATGGCTGCTCATATCCTTTTTTATACCTTTGCGATCCGCTGCATTTTGCAACGATTTATTATAATTTGTTATGTGGATTGGATTTCCTGTTCTGGTTGTAAATACAAATTCTTTATCTTTGTACTGCTCTGACAATGCGCGAAATTGATTTTCTTTAATTATTTGATTTAAGATGTCGATCGCACGATCAGATAAATTAACTTTACGTTGCGCCCTTCTGTTTTTGGTGTAGTGTTAAATCCTTCTGACGTCTTATGTGAAACGTAATCAAGTGTTTTGGTAATATACACCGACTGGCCATCGAAATCTTTGTATTGTAAAGCTACAGCTTCACCAAATCGCACTCCCGTCAATAGCATAAACTCAGTAAGCTGCGCAAAACGACGGCTATATAGTGCATTTGTTTGATAGTCGATAATCTTTTCGGCTTCTTCATGTTCGAGATATTTTTGTTCTATTTTTGTACTTCTTCGAGTGTGGCGGGTTTTCGCTTCAGTGCGATATTCCTTGCTGGGTTTACTTGCAACTCGGTGTAATCAAACACAGAGACTAAAATATTACGCATTTGATTCACGTAGTTTAGGGAATAATTATTTTTATAGTATTGATGTTCTAAAAAGTTTTTGATATCTTTTTGCCGTAGGTTGTCAATGATTATATTATCGTCAAAATAATTACGTATAATTTTAATAGGGTATTTGTAGCTTGCATAGGTGCGTTCCTTTACTATTTGTGGATAATAATTTTCCCACGCTGAAAAAGCTTCGCTAAACCGTATACCAGTTTTCTTTTTATCGTCAAACGCTTTTTCAATCTTCTCATTCAACACTCTCTGTGCTTTATTTTTCGCTTGGTTTGACTTGCTATTTAAAGTTACAGACACTTTTTTATACTTTTCTGTATATGGATCCTTATATCTTTCTCTGTAAGTAAATTTTCCTGTTGGTAATTCTTCCATCCACATTGTTTATCACTCCTATTATTGGTATAATAGGCATAGCTAAATAAGCCTATTATTTGGTAGGGCACGCCGTTAGTCTGGGGAGGCGGGGCGTGCTTGTTTTTTTATAATTTATAATTAGTTCAAATTGATATCTACAGTTTCATCATTCCAAAAGTCAGTTTCATATTGGAATTTCAAATCTTTGTCTGGATCTGCAGCGCCAACTAAATTACCGTTCAATTCAGCATCTTTATCAAGGTGTCCGTCGCTAATTGTGTCTGAAACGTCTTCAGTATACACATCCATATCTTCTGCATTTCCGTCAGCATTTAATCTGAAGTCATACATGTTGTAATAAAGGGTTTCATCTGATTTGTTTTCAAGTGTAATATTTGCAATAACAAACTGTTCACCTTCATTAACTTCGCCAAACTCTATCTCGTCTTGGGAAGGTTCTCTGAGCTCTATATCATTTACAGTTAGTTCTACTCCCTGGTAGCTAACTGTATCTCCGACTGTAAAATCTTTATCTAATTCATCCGGTTCTTCTTCAGAAGTCTGTTCTGTACTGTTTTCAGAAGCTACCTTTTCAGCTTCTTCATCTTCACTAAAAATACCAATCCCGAAAAATACAACCACAACAATTAAAACCCAAACCCAAATTCTTTTATAGAAGGGTTTCTTCATCTTATACGTATTTCCGTTTTCGTCCGTTATTTTCTTAGCCAAAACAATTCCTTCTTTCTTTGTTATGCAAACCTAAAACTACCAACAACCCCATAACACTTTATATGCTATGTATAAGTTATTTCTGTTGTTTAATAGGGCGCACCACCTCCTTAAAATAAAACCAAGCAGGGAAGAACCCTGCAAGGATTAAAACACGACTTTACCAACAATCCGGATATTATTGTTTCCGTCTGCCAAGATATCATCGTAATCTTGGTTTAAGCTTACCAAACGCAAGTTATTTTTTTCAAGGTAAACTTTTTTAATATAAGCATTCTCATCGATTTGCACGACCATTATTGCCCCGTTAATAGGGTTGGGATATTTTTCCACAAAAATAATTTCGCCATCTTCAAAAGTGGGAGTCATGCTATTTCCTGACACTAAAAAGGCTAAGTCATAATGGTTTGGAATTTCTCCGTCGTATGAAATGGTTTCACCATACGTAGGGTCAAGGTCTAGTACACCAGCGCCAGCTGCTACTTTAGACTGTAGATAAATTCCTTTGTTCTCATTAATATCAATAACTTTATTTTGTTCTTCTAATTCATGCTGAGCATAATTATATACTTTTGTTTGACGGTCAGTATTTAGACGATTATAAATAGTAGCGATATCTTCCGAACTATCATACCAACCCATCAAACTTTGAGGAGTAGTATGGAGAATTCTAGCAATTTCGTTTAAAGTTTCAGTTGGCATTTTTTCTATATCGCCTTTTTCATATCTAAAAATAGTAGATCTTGAAACTCCTAACTTATTAGCTATGTCATCTGCACTTATTTTTAGTTCTTTTCTTCTTGTTTTGATACGTTCTCCAACTTTAATTCTGAACACCTCCTGAAGTGAATTATACATTAATTATAAAATAAAAGGGGCAAAAATGCAACAAATTTAGTAGCAAAAATGCAACTTTTTTATTGACATCTAAAACACCAAGGGTTATACTGAATTTAACAAGTCGCACTAATGCGACAAAATAAAAGGAGGTGGAAAGATGGTAAACACCAATAAACTAAAAGGAGTAATTGTTGAAAGAGGAACAACTCAACAAAGTGTTGCAGAAAGCATAGGAATTAATCGAAGTACTTTTTATAGGAAAATGAAACATGGTGGAGATTTTTCAATTGGGGAAGCACAAAAAATTGCGGAAATTGTCCCTTTAACTAACGAAGAAGCAATAGAAATTTTTTTAATGATAAAGTCGCATTTACGCTACAAAATAATAAACAGGAGGCATAGAAATGGAAATCACAATCACAGGAACGCCAGAGGAAATAAAAGAACTGTTCCGAACTGATGAGAGCAGTAGGGAACAGTCTAATAGAACTACACCTGATGCGATGTTAAACATGATGTTAGGGAATGGTAATTCAAGCCACTAAGAAAGAGTTTGAATAAAATCATTCAACCAAGCGATAAGTTTATAAGCATATTTAGTTGTTTCGACCAAAGTTATAACTTTGGAGCATGAGCCTATAAAGGAGCCTAGTTTTCCATGAAAAAATTTTGTAGGATTATCGTTCTTTTCAGTATGTTCCGCTATTTTATCGAGGGTTTCTTGACCTCGCTCTTGTTTTTCATAGATCTGAACGACAGCTTTTTCAATGGCACAAATTTTTTCATCATAATAGCTTTCTTCATGTGTCTTAGCAAGAAATTCAGAAAGCTTTTCATCAAAATCAACGAAGCTATCGTTACTGTCTACATTGATGCTTTGAAAGGATTGCGTAAATAGTTCTGATAAGTTTCTAAAGGTTTCCTGAGCAGATACCTTAATTCTAAAGTCAACTTTAGCATTATCTAAATTTCCTAAAATAGTTGGAGTAATTGACAAATTAGGAAGTTGAATCGCATGTTCCATATATTCAGAAATTTTATTAGATGGAAAAGCTGTTTGCAATACTGTTGCAGTTACATTGGGCTTAAACGTAAAAGATTCATGAAATGATTTTTCCAAAGGATATAAAACATTTTGAATAGTATTTTCCGGTAAAAAATTGATTTTTGAAACTTCATTTTTAATGGGACTTTGTCGTAAGGATCGAGAAATTTCTGATGTTAGGTACTGATAAGGACTATCAATTATCACATCATTTCACCTCCCTTCAGAGGTAATTATAACAAACGAAATTAAATAAGAAAGGAGATGATAACCATGGAAATAACCAAAGTAACGACTATCCCACAGAAGTGGATGGAAAAGTCACACGCGATGAAATATTTCGGATTGGACGAACGAAAACCTTACTTCCAATCGTTGTTGAAAGAATTTAAAAATAGCGAATTTGCCGATGGTTACTTAAGCCCAACTTACAAAGTGGTGCTGATCGACATCGATATGTTCGAAGAATTTCTTAGGAATAGAGAGGAGCGGAAATTTCGATGAAAAAACGTACACGAAGGATTTTATTACTAACGATTATTGTATCAGTCGTTTCTCCACTGTCATTACTATGGACGTCTATTATATCAGTAACAGCTTTAGAGGCGTTGATAATTGATTACAACGACTTTGTTCAAAAGCATTACCCAAAAAAGGTATAAAAAATAAGCGACCCATCCGAGCCGCTTAAAAGGTATCAATATAACAAAAATATACTATGTGGAGGTAATTATACCATGTTTGATTACGATAAAGCAATGGCAGACGAAACAAACGGACTATTTACAAATATTCACACAATGAACCCGCAAGAAACAGAAGAGCCTCTAACGGATTGGACAGGCGAAGAGATTCAAGACGAAGACCGTGTGTTTGTTGTAGAGCTTGAAGAGCTAAAGCTTCCCGAATGCAAAAAGCAATCATTGGAGTTTTTAGCTACAGATGAATCTTTGATCGATCTATTCGATGAAAAATTAACTAAATACGAATTTAAAGGAATAGACATTATCCAAGGAAAGGACTTGAAATAACTATGGCAAATGAAGTGGTTACACAAAAAAACATCACAGATCAAGTAAACAAAAGAGTAGGAGAGCTTAAGGACGAAGGGCTTACCTTACCCACAAACTATAACTACAGCAACGCACTCAAGAGCGCATACTTTACCATAGAAAAAACAAAAGATCGATATAAAAAACCGGCTTTAGAGGTTTGCACGAAAGAATCTATCGCAAACGCTTTGTTAAATATGGTGATTCAAGGACTCACACCGGCGAAGACGCAGTGCTATTTCATTGTGTACGGTGACGAGCTTCAACTACAACGCTCTTATTTTGGCACACAAGCTGTTCTAAAGCGTCTAGGGAATGTTAGCGATATTTGGGCGGAAGTCGTCCATAAAGGTGACACATTCGAGATAGGAAGCGAACGAGGCAAAACAACCGTAAAAGAATTTGAGCCGAGTTTTGAAAACCAAGATAACGAGATTATTGGAGCTTTTTGCGGAATCGAAAAAACGGACGGCGAAGTGGTTTACACTGTTATGACTAAAAAAGAAATCGATACTTCTTGGAAAAAGTCTAAAACCGGAGCGACACAAAAAGAATTTCCACAAGAGATGGCTAAAAGAACAGTCATCAACCGAGCAGCCAAAAGCTTTATCAACACCAGCAATGACGATGACCATTTAACAAATGCCATTAACGAAACAACAGGCAATGAGTACGATAACGAACGCGAAGTTAAGCAAGCTGAACCGGCACAAGTACAGAAGTTAGAAGAAAAGATAAAACAAAACGCTCCACAAGAAGAAGCAGAAGAGAAAGTCGAAGAAGATCTTGACGATAAACCTCAAAAAGAAGACGAACCAGAATCCAATCAAGAAAACGAACAGCCAGAACAAGGTGCGCTATTTGAAACGCCAAATTTTGAAAGAGAAGAAGGAGTGACAAAAGATGACAACGAAGACGATTACCCTTTCTGATCAAAATTACTATACAAATGAAGCGGATTGGCAATATATGAGCGTTTCTCAATATAAACAATTTCGTGAGTGCGAAGCAGCAGCTTTAGCAAAATTAAAAGGGGATTGGGAGCCCACTTCCAATCCTACCGCTTTATTGGTCGGCAATTATGTCCATAGCTATTTTGAACGACCAGACATACACGATGCGTTTATCGAAGAGAACAGAGAAGCGATGTTTAGCAAAAGAAAGCCCTATGGATTGCTGAAAGATTTTCAGATTGCGGAACGAATGATTGAACGATTAGAAAAAGAACCTGCTTTTATGAACCTTTATCAAGGGGAAAAAGAAGTCATCGTTACAGGCGAGTTATACGGCGTTGAGTGGAAAGGTAAAATCGATTGTTTGAACGTTGAAGAAGGGTATTTTGTTGATATCAAGACTACAAAAGATATTCACGAGCGAAAATGGAACGCAAACTACAACGAGAGAGCAACGTTTATCGAAAATTACGGTTACTTGTTGCAAATGGGCGTTTACAAGGAATTACTCAAGCAACAGTACGGGAAAGAGTTTGTGCCGATTATTGCAGCGGTGTCTAAACAAACGCCAAGCGAAGCACGATTGATTACATTAGACGAAGATAAGATGCATTTTGAAATGATTTTGTTAGAGGAGAACATTGAACATATCCAACAGATAAAAATGGGGCAAGAGAAGCCTAGTTACTGTGGCAAGTGTGAATACTGCCGTGAGTATCAACGTATTAATGGTTTTACGAGTATGGACGAGTTATAGGAGGCACAGAGAAATGGAAAGAGCTTTTAAAGGTGTATGGATACCTAAAGAAATATGGCTAGATAAAGACTTAAACTGGGTAGAGAAAGTTTTATTAGTCGAAATAGATAGTTTAGATAATGAAGAAGGTTGTTGGGCTAGCAATCGTTATTTCGCTGATTTCTTTAATCTTAGTAAAAACCGAATAAGTATTCTGATTAGCGGCTTATCTAAAAAAGGTTATATAAGCGTCGATATTAAATACAAAGAAGGAACTAAGCAAGTTGACAAACGTATTATTAAAAATAAATATACGTATATGCGAAAACAAAAAGAGGGTATACGCGAAAACGAATATACCCCTATATGCGAAAACGCAAAAGAGAATAATATAGAATTTAATAATATAGATTATAGTAGTAGTAGTAGTAGTAGTAAGGAAAATCCGTATCAACTTTATCAAGAGTTGTTCGGTGTATTGAATCCAATCAATCAAGAAAATATCACAAAATGGATTGAAGACCTAAGCGAAGAATTAGTTATTGAAGCTATGAAGAAAGCTGCACTTGATAATAAATCTTACAGCTATGCAGAAGGGATTTTAAAACAGTGGGATAAGCACAATGTCAAAACGCTTGAAGATGTCAAAGCTCAAGAAACAAGCTTTGCTAATAACCACACTCAAAACAAAAGTAAGCAGAATAAACGACCGAAAAAACCCAAAAACAATGATATCTATTTCTAGGAGGTGGGTTTGTTGGAAACAATCAATTTCAATTTACTGAAGCAAGTGAATAAAACAGATAAGAAATGCTCAAAGCATGGTACGCCACTCGTCGAGTTTAACGGGCAAACATTTTGTCCAACTTGCCAGAAAGAACAGACACAGCAACAAAATGATGAACGTGTAAGCCAACAAGCTGAAAAACACCACCGACGCAAGACGGTCGAAATTTTACGAAAAGATTCAATTGTTGGAGATAAAGACCTTTGGCATGCTTCTTTTAAAAATTTTGAAGTAAGCAACCAAGAAACTGAAGAAGCTTTATATCGAGCACGGCATATCGCTGGGGAGTATCTCAAAGCAGAGCATACGTTTAACACTGTGCTTACAGGTATACCGGGAACGGGAAAAAGTCATTTAGCCATGTCGATTTTAAAAGCTGTGAATGATAATGCTGATCCTTATACAAGCTGCTTATTTATCTCAGTTAACGACTTGCTCCGATTGATTAAAGACAGCATAAGTAATCCGGAGAGCATTTATAAAGAAGATCACATGGTCAAGCAGCTAAGTAATGTGGATTTGCTTGTGCTTGATGACTTAGGCAGTGAATCAAGCTTTAAGCAAGAAGCTAGCGAATCAAGCGAGTATAACCAAAAAATTCTTTTTGGCATTTTAAATGCTAGAAGGAACACGATTATCACAACTAATCTATCAAGTGATGAGTTGGAAAACATCTACAATCAAAAGATCATCAGCCGGCTATATAAAGGCGTCGAGGGTCATATTATTAAATTCACCGAAGAAACGGTAGACAAAAGAAGCAAGATCAAATTTTAGGAGGGCAAACAATGAATTGTATGAGATGTAAAGATGAAAGAGTTGTATGGGGCGTTACAAAAGCAGGTGCGATGGTATGTATGCCATGCCCTCATTGTAAGCAACGCGGCGGCATGACCCCTAGAGATCGACAACGAGTGAAAGAGCTGGACGAAAGCATTTTGGTAGAAAAGAAGTTAAAAGAATACTTATTAAACAAATAAAAGGAGCGAATCAAGATGAGTAAAAATATCACAGAACAATGGAAAGCCCAAGACAGATTGCAAGACGAACGTGGACGTATGGAGTATAAAGCAAAATTGTATCGAGAATTAACGACTTTGAATGAAACTTTCCTAAACACTTTAAAAGAGGAAGACGAAATCGAAAGAATATTAAGCGAAAACGCGGAAGCAGATAAAGAGCACATTTATTTATTTGTAACGGCAGGCAAAACTGAGTTTAGCGATAGGAATTTTACTAAAGAGGACAACAAAAAGATTTTGCAAATTATGCTGAGGGCGTGCGATGAGCGTAAAGATAAAATTAACAAACAAATTGCTAAAACAAAAGAGGAGTTAAAGGACTACGAATAAAAAAGTGAAAGAAGCAAGGAGTTATTTCAATGAAGATCGTCATACCGGGAAGTCTAACCGATTTAAACACTTACACCAACGCCGAACGCACTAACCGTTACAAAGGTGCAAAGATAAAAAAGCAAAATACCTACAAAGCTGCGGCTGCTTTTATGCCAGTGAGGACGCAAAAACCGACATTGCCAATCAAGTTACACATTGATTGGTTTTGTCAAAACAAACGTAAGGATATCGATAACGTCGCGTTCGCAAAGAAATTTATCTTAGACGGCATGCAAGAATCTGGTTATATCCCTAATGACGGGTGGCAAGAGATTGCAGGTTGGGAAGAAAGCTTTTACGTGGACAAAGAGAATCCACGAATCGAAATTAAGATCGAGGAAAGTAGCAAAGAAAAATAATAAGGGAATGGATAAGTAATGAAACATTATATTACTAAGTATAAAAATAAGTACGATGAGTTAATTATTGTCTCTTGGTTACAGATAAATATTTTTGGACTTTGTTATTGTTTTTCAAAAAAAGAGCTAGTCATCCCAAAGAACGACTAGCAAATTACTATTTTTTGGTCCATTTGTTACCGGCTTTTGAGGTTGGAGGTAATCTATCACCTTTATCAATTTTGGCGTTATTACCGTGGTTTACATCACCACCACGAGGACCAACTTCTTTGTATGATCCAGCCGGTTTATTATCCTCACCTGGTTTATAAAGCTTAGACATATTATCAAGTCCTTTCGTTCAATTTGGATAGAACATCGGCAAATGCCTATCCAATAAAAGGATAACACGACATATACAGAAAGTTCAACGATATATTGTACTTTGAGCTAGTTTCCAAGAGTTTATAACACTATATATTGTGGTTAAAGGATGAGTGAGAATGTGGAAGGAAATAGATAAGCTATTGAAAGAAAAAAATATAACACAATACGAATTGTCAAAACGAATGAATATTACATCTGGAACAATTAGTGATTTAAAGTTAGGCCGGATAAAGAAACCATCTTTCGAACTGGCTTGCAAAATAGCAGACGCATTAGAAATTTCGTTGGATGAATTGAGAGGAGAACAAAAATGATACAAGAAAAAATACATGTAGGTGGCTTGAACTTTGATAAGCCAAAACCAACAATCAACAAAAAGAAAGGAATTAAGCTTGGTGATATCTGCCGGGCTAAATCAGAGATGTTCAGTGGGTGGCTACGTTGTGAGGTCGTTAAGCTCTATCAAAATGCTGCGATGGTAAAAACTCATTGCTTGCCGCAACCCTCAAGATGATGCAGTACAGCACGAGCTAGACGATGTAGTTGTCGTGAGAATTAAAGATTTAACAGTTATTAGAGGTGGTTGAGATGAAGACAAAAGAACAGAAAGTCGTTTGGGAAGAGATTTTGAACAGAACAAATTACAAAGGCTGGGATAGCGATCGCAAAAATGTAAAAGCGGTGCAAAGACTTTACAGTTATATCGATAATGACGATAAACTAAAAAGAGAATATTCTACACGCAATATACCTATCTCAGTGCAGTTTAGAAGTGGCGAAAGTCAAACCTACAAATCAAAAACAGCCGCGTGCAAAGCATTGAAAGCTAATTTTTGGACACTAAGGGAACATTTAGACAATGACATACCAGTTAAAAGTGGCAAGTTGAAGGGTTGCTATTTTTACAGCTTGCCAAAGGAGGATAAATGATGGATAAGCAGGAATTAATTGAAAAATACGAAAAGCTGATACAGCAAAATGAACCGGAGTTAGAAGAATCAAAATTAGCAGAATCTAGAAGCAAATTGTATAACAATATTTTAAGAGAACTTAAACGTATGGATGACGGGATCACCACAGAACAAGCGTGGGAGAAGATTGCTGAGAAATTTGAGGAAGGTCCTAAAGAACTGTGTGCGACACTAGTATCTGCTTTACCTCCGTATAATCTATCAGAAAAGCCAGAGATACCACAATTCGTAGCAAAAGAAATACCCTCGGAGCCAACAGAAGCCTTGGATAGCTATTATAATCCGGGAGTATACATTGTACCGCCTTATTCGTATAAAGTGATTAATTGGATTGAGGGACATTTTGATATCTTTTTACAAGCTTTAGTTAATGGATTTGAAATCCAAAAACAACCTGTATGGGTAGTAAGAATCAACGAAAAATTATATTTTTGCAGATTTACCGATAAATATTTTAAAGAAAATCCTGATGAGCCGACCTATTCGGAAAGTGGTAATCCGGAACTCGTAAAAAAATTTACTGACAAAGCAAAAGCTGAAGCTGTCGCAACGTTGATTAATGGCGAGGTTGAAGAATGGAGTGAGTGAGATGAGCGAACTATTAGAAGAAGCACGTGAAAGACGGGATAAAGCTGAACTTAGCACAGAATCACCTAGTTACAATTGGCTAAATGACTCCTATTACCTTGGGGAGCAAAATGCTTGGCAAGGAGCCGTAGATTTAATCGAAAAGCACGAGAAGCCAAAAGGATTGCTGCATTATGTACCTAAGTTAACAGACAAACAACAAGGAATTTATACAGAGTTGAAATATGTGTACCAATCCTTTTGTTGTGTTGTACCGGATGATAAGGATAATACAATAGTTTCCATATGTAATATTTTAGAGGGTACAGAAGATCATGATGCAATCCCAGTACTCAAGAAATTTATTAGTGAGGTGGAAGAATGAAAATTGGATCAGATAAAAACGAAAAAGAAAATATGAACTTAAGTTGTATCGATAAATTTGAAGTACCAATGGAAGAGATAGGAATTACTATTAAACAAGCAAGTGGGCTAGGTTACTCAGTTTTATTAGAACCTCAAGGAATAGATAGTGTTTATGTTGACGATGGTATATTCGACCGAGCTAGCGAAAAATTTACAGTGTATTTGTTAAAGAAGGTGACTGAATGAGTGCGTTTGTTATATTCTTGTTGATATTATTGGGCTTTATTATAGGAGGACTTTTTGTATCTTGGGTATTTAAAGATGATGATGACACCACAGTAAGATCGTGGAAGAAGGATGATTACGAAGAAGAATACTATGAACAGTTGGACGAAAACACCAGATTATTAAGGAGAAATGTAGAATTAAGAAATCAAATTTCAAAATACAAAGAAGAAGAGCGCAAAAGGCTTAAAAATGGAAAATATTTGTTAAGCAGAGATGAAACCTGCCGACTTATGAGTGACAACGTGAACCATCCAAATCATTATACGCAAGGCGATATCGAAACAATTGATTATATCAAAGATAAGCTAACTGACGAGGAGTTTAGAGGATTTGTTAAGGGAAACGTTTTAAAATATGTTAGTCGTGAAGGATTAAAGAATGGTGACGAGGATTTAAAGAAATCTGATTGGTACTTAAATAAGTTGATTGAGTGGATAAAGGAGCAACCGTCAAGGAAGAGTTAGAACTGGCAAAAATGGACCAGATTTTAGATTATATAGCTAGAAAGGAACATAAAACCAATGAATAACGACGACAACCAATTTTTTGAACAGATAAGAAAGGACTTACAATCTAATATGGATGGCGAAACTATACATCAAATTAAAAAAGCAATGGAAACCTATTGGGCGACATATGAAGAAGCGCAAAAAGTAGGGTTTAGTGAAGATCAGGCGTTTGATATTGTACTAACAATGTTGGGAGCAAATACAAATGGTTGAATTTTAAATAAAAAAACGTTCAGCCCCTTAGCTAAACGTTCCAATCGACACCTACATTATACCATAAGGGAGCGGTTTTTTGGGACTTTTACGGGACGTTGATTTCAACCAAACAAGAGAAAACGCAAAAGACACACTAGCCAATTACAGACGTTTACAACGGATCACAGGACGGTCAAAGATCGATATTAAGTCGCCTATCATTACAGACATGCCTAAGAGTCCATCGCATGGAAATAAAACAGAAGACGCTTTATTGCAACATATCAACGCTGAGGGCGAACTCAATGCGATTGTGGCTGGCTTAATGTCGTTACCTTTAACATCAAGAGCGGTACTCTACTACTCTTTTTGTGATAAAGAGCGGTACTCTACTACTCTTTTTGTGATAAAGAGCGGTGGACGAATGATTTAATTGGTATTGAAATAGGGTATTCGGAGCGACAAGTAAGGCGCGTAAAAGAAGACGCACTAGTAGAGTTTGCAGAAGCATATAAGAAAGGTAGTTTAATCGCTTATAAGTAATGTCCGTTTTTTGTCCGCTTTATGTCCGACATAATCCATTTTTACGTGATATATTAGTACCATAGCAAAAGATATAGAGGCACCCTCCTTTCATTTATTTGTTACCTTTCAACGACGATTCCATTATTTACTTTGCCTCTATATGCTTTTTGTTGATTAGGTCATGGTCGTCCGAATGCGGCTATAACTATTATATAAAGTCAATCCCCCTACACCTTATAAAGGGCAGTCATGTACTGGCGTAGGGGTTTTATATAACACAGGGCTACTCACATATGTGGGTGGCTATTTTTATTGAGGTGCCCCTATGTTTTACTACTACATACAATTGAGCCGTAGCTCTATACGCAGCAAAGCTATACGACAGTCAACATTATATCCCGATTATGCCTTGCTAGAGTGTTTTCGTGAGTTAACTGATGATTTAATCGATAAGCATAAACTTGTGTACATAGGGCATGGCTACATAACAGATAAACACATTCAGACAAACATCGGAAAGGTGGTGGAAAGACTGTGACAATGACAGAAAAGCAACGAATTTTTGCGGATGAATACATAAAAGATTTGAATGGTACAAGAGCTTACAAAGCTTCTTATACCAACGTTAAAAAAGATTCTGTAGCAGCAACGAACGCGGGTCGTCTGCTCAGAAATGCTGAGGTGAAAAATTACATAGATGAACAGCTGGAAAAAATGCACAACGAACGAACCGCAGATGCGCAAGAAGTTGTCGAGTATCTTTCTTCTGTCTTGCGTGGCGATCAAACTGAAACGGTGGCGACTGCTAAAGGATTATTTAGTGATGTGGAGATATCTGCTAAGGATCGAATCAAAGCGGCAGAATTACTAGGAAAACGTTATGCGTTATTCACTGATAAATCTGAGGTGCAAGTCACAGAGCCTCCGAAGTTTGAAGATGATATCTCATGACAAAGCTAAGCGAGTTATTTCCGAAAGCCTTTCATCCGCTATGGAAAGCCTTGCTAGACCCTAACATTCTACATGTGGTTGAAAAGGGTGGACGTGGCTCTGGGAAGTCCTCAGACATCGCTCACGGCATTGTACAACTGATTATGCGCTATCCAGTCAATGCAGTAGCTATAAGACGTATAGGCGATAATTTGGAGTTGTCCGTGTACGAGCAAATCAAATGGGCAATAGATCAACAGGAGGTAGACCAATACTTTAAAATCACAAAGAACCCTTTGCGTGTGACTTATGTTCCGCGCGGTAACTACATTGCCTTTTTAGGAACGCAGAACCCCGCACGGATTAAGTCCCTAAAGGATAGCAAGCACCCTTTTGCCATTGCTTGGATTGAAGAGCTAGCGGAGTTTAAGCAAGAAGATGACGTTACGACCATTACCAACTCCTTATTACGCGGGGAGTTAGACGAAGGTCTTTTTATAAGTTTATTTACAGCTACAACCCACCTAAACGTAAACAGTCTTGGGTTAATGCAAAGTACGAAACAACTTTACAGCCCAAGAATACGGTAGTACATCACACAACTTACTTGGATAACCCCTACATCTCACAAGCTTTTAAGGAAGAAGCGGAGACGACGAGAGAACGCAATGAGCGTCGGTATGAGTGGGAATATCTGGGCAAGGCAATCGGTTCAGGCGTTGTGCCTTTTGATAACCTACATGTCGAAGCAGGCTGCATCACAGACGATATGGTAGCCAACTTTGACAATATAAGAAACGGGAATGATTTTGGTTATGCTACAGACCCTAATGCCTTTGTTCGTTGGCACTACGATAAGAAAAGGAATGGTATCTATGCTATTGATGAAATTTACGAGGTGAAGCTGAGTAACCGCAAGCTTGCCGAACGATTGCAGGCAAAAGGTTATCAAAGCGATGAAATCTTTGCTGATTCTGCGGAACCTAAAAGTATCGCAGAACTTAAAGATGAACATGGCATCTTACGGATTAAGGGTGTGAAGAAAGGGCCTGACTCTGTGGAGTTTGGGGAGCGTTGGTTGGATGACTTAGATTTTATCTGTATCGATCCACTACGAACGCCACACATCGCCCAAGAGTTTGAAAACATTGACTATCAAACAGATAAGGACGGCAACCCTAAGCCACGGCTAGAAGACGCCAACAATCACGCCGTTGACGCCACACGTTATGCCTTAAGCCAAGACATGGTCAAAGGGCAAAGGGCTGGATCGATTAACATCGCCAATCTCGGATTTAGATAAGGAGTTGAAGCAATGCTAACATTTGAAGAAGCGCGGCAGCTTTACGAGAGTCATTTGCAAAACCGTAAACCGCGATTAAAAAACTTATGGATTATTACAACGGGGAACACGACATCCTAGATAAGCCGGATAGACAAGGCAAGAAAGATGCAAGAGTCGTTCATAACTACCCGCGTTATATCTCTACGATTGCCACGGGCTATACGGGAAATGTGAGTTACTCAGGTCTAGAAGAAAACGAAGCGCTGAAAGATATTTTTATTTATAACAATGAGTCTTCTGTCGATAGTGATCTATTACTTTATGCTTCTATATTTGGCGAAGCTTATGAGCTTCAATGGTTAAACGAAAACGGAAAATATTGTTTTGAAGCAATTGATCCAATGGCTGTGATGGTCATTACAGATGGGCGACTACGAGAAACAGTGACAGACGCCATTATATTTGATGTGGATGACACATTGGGAAACGAAAAGAGAGTACGCTTATACTGTTATGACGATACGCATCGCAGGGTCTATTCTTACACTGAGAACGCGCCTGCTTATAAAGACGAGGACGGCGATGCTGCTATGGCATCGTTTGAGGTTGAGGAAGAAGAGCCTCACTTGATGGGTCATTGTCCAATCGTGCAAGTAAAAAATAACCGCTGGAACACAGGAGACTTTGAGCCTATCATTTCAGAAATAGATGCTTATAACCTAAGCGTATCAAATAGTGTGAATGATTTAAATGACAATACCGACGCTATGATGATCTTTAAAAACTTAGACGCGACAACTGAAGAAGATGTGGAAGAAGCTAAACGAATGGGCGGCTTTAAAGTATCTGATGACGGCGATGTAAAATGGTTGATTAAAGATGTCAACGATAGCTACTCAGAAAATATTAAGAATCGTCTGAAAAACGATATTCATAAGTTTTCTTTTGTCCCAGATATGAGCGATGAACAGTTTGCTTCCAATTCGTCTGGTGTAGCCATACGATACAAGCTACTAGCTTTGGAACAGTTTAGGCTAGAAAAGATCAAGTGGATGCGTAAAGCGATTCTAACAAGGCTGTATATGATATCAGACTATCTAGCTACAAAAGGACAGGCGTTTGACCCATTGGACATCGGAGTTACATTCAAGGCGAACCTGCCGCAAAACAGCGTAGAAATTGCAGAGTTTGTTACGAAACTGTCAGGCATTACATCTCAAGCTACACAGCTTACCCAATTAGGTGAGGACATTGTGCCAGACGTCCAAGACGAAATGGAAAAGATCCAAGAGGAAAAAGAACAATCGATGAATAACGGTTTTGTTCCTGCACCGTTTGCAAATGCTGAGGAGGATGAATCCAATGGCCAACCACCTGAAGGCAGCAGCGCAAGCCAAGAAGAATAGTAAGTATTGGCAAAAACGTCTGCGGGATCCACTTTACAAAGCTTATAACGAAAATGAAAAAGCAACGAGAGCTTGGCTTCATTTTTATGAAGACGCAAAGAAAGACATCGACGCGGAACTCATGGACGTTTACAAACAAATAGGAAAAGATGATCCAAAAATCTCTGACTTTTACCGCAGCAATCATCTGGAAAAGATCGAAAAGCAGATTGAAAAATCTCTTGAAGCCATCGGAAACAAAGAAGATACTTATCTCAAAGGTAAAATTAAAGACGGCGTGACGTTAGGAAGTAAGACTGTGTCTGATGCGCTGCAAACAAGTATGCTAAACAAACGGGCTATCGATCAATTGATTAAGCAACCATGGCAAGACGGCGATTTTAGTAGTCGCATATGGGATAATAAGGCCCAGTTGATCTCCTCCATGAAGTCAGAACTAACAGCAGGAATCGTAAAAGGCGATGGTATCTATAAAGTTGCGGATCGGTTAGACAAACGGTTGGATGTTGGCAAGAGTCAGACGCAGCGTTTAGCTCGTACCGAATACATGCACGCTTTAAATGCCGGTCAGCTAGAAACTTACCGAGAAAACGGCTATGATAAGCTTGAATGGGTAGCCTCTGAAGACGGTAGGGGTTGTGATACTTGCCATATCAGAAATGGGAAACAGTATAGCATCAATGATGTGCCCGTACTTCCTGCGCATCCTAATTGTCGTTGTACGATGATTCCCGTTATTACTGATGAAATGATCGAGGAGCAGGCGAAAGAGTTAGAAGAAGCACAATCAGAAGAATCAGCGCCAGAGTGGTTGGATGAAGCTAAAGAACAAATCAATAAAACAAATATGGCTGAATCTGTTGGAGAAGAAAACTTTAATAAGTTTATTCAAGGATTGAGTGAAATTGAAAATGACGATTTAGGACAATTGTTTGCAAAACACGGTGGTCAGCTAGACTTTTTCAAGATAAAAGATAGAGGAAAAGCCTTTGCTAGAGATGATAAAGTTCAGCTGCTCCAAAAATCTTTTGATGGCGACGATAAAGCAAAAGGACCCCTTGAAACAGTTTTCCATGAAATTGGACATGCTTTTGATCATGTAGGATTAAAGGAGAGCACTGGAAAAGATAAGATAGTGGCGGGAACGGTTAAGAAAAAGGGACGTAGAGGTAGAGGAACAGTTGAGGTAAATCAATATGTTGGTCATATGTCAGGTATGCCTGAATATGATTTAAAAAATAAAATAGATAACGATCTTTGGAAATACGTAAACGGAGACCTACCTACACGTAAGAGCCTAGGGAAAAAGCCCAGGAAGAAGGCAGAAAAACAAGCTTGGGAAGACGAAAGATCCCGTATTTTTAAAGAGAGTGAAGCGAACTTTGACAACTTTTATAAAGATATGAAGCAGTTGCAAAAAGACGAAGGTGTTTCACTACACGAGTTGTCTGATATAGCAGAATCAACTGGATACTTGCCTAAGAGCTTAGGTTCGGGCCATGGAGATAAATATTGGAAAGACAAAGGGAATGCAGAAACCGAATTCTTTGCTCATATGACAGAAACATACGCTGTTAACAGAAACGAATTCGATCGTTTAGAAAAGATCTTTCCTGAAGCTACTAAAACTTGGAAACAAATGGTTCAAGACATGCTGAAAGGGTGATGACATGTTTACTTGGGAAGACGGTGCAAAAGAGATAGTTGAAAAAAGTATGCAACGCTATGAAGATGAATTGGAAGATGAGTTTCCGTTGTTTGCTTACACTGAGGTTACCGAAAACGAAGAATATGATTTTTCTTTGAAGGGTGCTCTACGGCTGCAGGATTTAATTGATGAGTTGATAGAAAAAGAGGAGTTTGCGGAGAAGCCACCCGATTATGACGAAAGGGTATATTAAAAGCACTTAGCTGCATAAAACGGTTAAGTACTATTTTTGTACCCAAAATTAACGAAAGGTGGTGAGTCTTTTATGAAAAAGAATGATTATAAACAAAAAACAATTGATCAATTTGTTGAATACCTACAAAGCCTATCTGTAGAGCAATTGAATGATGTGACTTTAGGTATGGAAGAATATGACGACGAAGCAGAATTTACATTAGAAGTTAGTGTTAAGAAGTCCTAGGGATAGGGCTTTTTATTATGTCCAGGCGTGGAAGACGTAAAAAGCTACGGAAACGAGCAAGCATTTATCCTCGTAAAACGATATGGGAAAGGAACGATAACTATGAAAAAGAAAAATCTATTACCAATGAACTTGCAATACTTTGCTGAAGGTGGCGACGGCGGACAAGAACCACCAAAGAATACAGAGCCGCAAGATCCACCTAAAGATCCGAAAGATGGAAAGGATCCAGAACCAAAGGATCCGCCACAAGATCCGGAAAAGAGATATAGCGATAAAGATGTGGACGACATCATCAATAAAAAGTTTAAGAAGTGGCAAGAAGAATCTGAAGAGAAGCTGCGTCAATCGCAGTTAACCGCTGAAGAAAAGGAAAAAGAACGTATCGCAAAGCTTGAGAAGTTAGAACATGATGTTGCCACACGTGACGCAAAAGATTCTGCACGTAAAGCATTAAGCGAGGAAAAACTTCCAACAGAATTTGCGGATTTTGTGTTTGATACACAAGAAGATGTGGCCAAGGAAAAGATGGATAACTTTAAAAAGTTACTAGCTTCTTATCGTGAAAGCGTGGTTAATGAGGTAATGCGTGACAAGACACCACCAAAACCAAATACAAGCGATAAGAAGACCTATGACATCACAAAAATGTCCACACAAGAGTTACGTAAGTTACGGGAAGAAGACCCTAAGAAATTTAAAGAAATTACACAACAAAATTAGAAAGAGGTTATAGCATATGAAAAAAGAACCATTTATGCATATGAATCTGCAATACTTTGCAGAAAATGATGCAACAAAATTAGAAAATTTAGTTGATCCCGAAATTATGGCGCCAATGATTAGCGCTCAATTGCCCCAAGCAATCAAATTCTCGGCGATTGCTCCATTAGACACTACTTTAGAGGGACAACCAGGATCAACAATCACTATACCGAAGTATAAATATATCGGTGACGCTGAAGATGTGGCAGAAGGTGCAGCGATTGATTATGCAAAGCTGGCTACCGAAGATTCACAACATACAATCAAAAAAGCCGGCAGAGGTGTAAAAATTACTGACGAGTCCGCTTTATCTGGTTACGGTGACCCAGAAGGTGAAGCGCAAAAACAAGTCCGTATGTCTATTGCATCGAAAATTGATAATGACATTTTAGACGCTGCTTTAAATGCTCCTCTAGAAGTAGCAGCAGACGTTAACTTAGACTTGGTTGATACTTTAGAAGACACCTTTACAGACGCACCAGACGCTTTTGAGGACGCTAGTACAGATGCAAATGGTATCCTGTTCTTAACTTACAAAGATGCTGCAAAAATGCGTAAAGCTGCGGCTGATAACTGGACTCGAGCTTCTCAACTTGGAGATAACATTTTAATCTCTGGAACGTTCGGCGAAGTATTAGGCTGGCAAATTGTTCGTACGAAAAAATTATCTGAAGGACAAGGCATTGCAGTTAAACCAGGTGCATTGAAAACATATGTAAAACGTGGATTACAAGCAGAACGTGATCGCGATATTGACCATAAATTAACTAAGTTCAATGCCGACCAGCACTACGCTGTTGCACTAACGGATGAATCCCTTGTCGTGAAAATCTCCAATGCGTCTGATAGGGGCTCGGGGGAGTAACAGCCGTCCACGATGACGGCGCCACCTTTGATGGCAAAACAATATATAAATAGAAAGGGTGGTAAGAGATGACAGTAACGAGTAAAAAAGTTACAGCAGGTGATGAGATCAAAGCAGCAGACCATAATGCACTTGTTGATGACATAACATCTTTTGATGACGATTTGGGGCAAAAAGCGGACACGAGTGATATAAATGGTAAAGCAGATAAGACTTATGTTGACAAGGAACTAGGGAAAAAAGCAAATTCCTCATCGCTTTCTGGTAAGGCGAACACGTCTGATCTGGAGGCTCTGGAAGCCCGTATTGCTGCTTTAGAATCTCCTGCTGGAGAAGGTTAGGTGATACCTTATGACAAGAACGATCCTAGAACGTGTAATAACACGGACTGAGGGAATGGATATCTCGGAGGATCTACTTGAGGATTTAATCGAGGAAGGAACAGAAGAAGTTCTTTCGCGGACTAATCAAGAAAAACTGAATAAGCCTTTAGAACACGTTGTTATCGGCTGCGTCTTACTACGTATCAATCAACTAGGCGTCGAAGGGGTTAAATCGGAGAGCTACTCTGGCGTTTCCACGTCTTACCTTTCGGACTTGCCCAATCATTTACAAGCAGTTATCAATCGCAATAGCCGACCGGGGAAGTGGAAGAAATGAACCCAAGACGGAAACAACAAAAGTAACCTTGCTTAAAAAGGAAATAACGGAATCCCCGTCAGGCGCTACCCGTGAATCTTGGGTAAAGCGAGAGCAACCGATCTCAGTTAGTCTTTACGACCAAAGCGCCCAAAATCAGCTCACACTGGGTCCTTCTGGCGCTCGTGTGAAGCAGTATGATTATTTGGGTCTGACGTCAACTAAAACACTTACAGCGGACGATTACAGGCTTTCGGATGGCACAAAAACTTACAGATTAAAAGGTGTAAACAACGAAGGTCGGTTAGCTCAATTGTTTTTGGTGGTGTTAGAAAATGGCGAATGAAATAGAATTTGAAAAATCGGTTGATGATGCAGTAAAAGAATACGAAAAACGATTCCGTAAGAATATGCAAACTGCTGCAGACCTAGTAGCTAACAAAGCAAAACAAAATGTTGGCGTACAAACGGGTGCTTTAAGAGCAGACATCAAGACAGAAGTTGTTGATGAGAACGACGAAATTGTAGGCCGTGTGGGAAATACGCTTGAATATGCGATTTACCATCATCAAGGAACAGGCATCCATGCAGCAAATGGGGATGGTCGGAAAGATGTCCCTTGGGTTTATAAAGATCCGAAATCAGGAAACTTTTATAAGACCAGCGGGGCAAAAGCCAATCCTTATCTACGTGATGCAGTGCAGTCTGAGCGAACGAAAGTTGAAAGACTACTAGGAGGTGGGTAGATGATTAAAGGCAGTGAAATAAAACAATATATTGAAGCTAACGTGCCGGTTAATGTCTATCCAGCCTTTACCACAGATATTGAGAATACTTCTGTGGTGTATTCGATCAGCACACCAAAAGGCGGACACGTTACGTCTGATAACGTAGAATTGCGTGTTATCGGAAAAGATTATGACGAAGTCGAGGGCATCAAACAGCAACTAATCGATTTGTTTAGTACTGAAAAAACGGGAATAGCCGTCGTCTTAGATAGAGTTGCTTTCACAGGCACTTTATCGGGTGGCGGTTTTATTTATCACGACGATTTAGAGATTTGGGATATCACGTCAATATTTATTTTAAAAACAAAGGAGAGAAACACTCATGGCAAATAACAAAAAGAAAAATATTGTTTTAGGCGATGGCGAGCTTTACATGTATAAATTCCCTGGAACAAATGACATTCCAGAAGACGCTGAAATTGAAACAGAAGAAAATAACGTCGGAAATACTTCTGGCGGAACAACTATTTCGTATGAACCAGAACCCTATGAGGTCAAAAACCAATACGGTAAAACCGTAAAACGTGTAGTTACTTCAGAGGAAGTTACCTTTACTTCAGGCCTATTAGATTGGGACTTAGAAAAAGTTAAACTGTTAACCACAGGAGAAACAGAGATAGATGAAGAAAATAGTACACATACATTGACTTTAGGCGGAGATAACTCAATGACAAACGTATTGATTCGCTTTGTCCACAAAAAAGACGACGGTAAGAAAATTCGCTTTACTATGATTGGAACCGCAGGAAATGGCTTTGAAATGTCATTCAATCCAGATGAAGAAACCGTTGTGGATGCAGAATTTACCGCGGTTGAAGTTGTGAAAAACTTCTTGGCATCTATCGAAGAAGAAATTTCAACCGCTTCTGATGGCGTTAGCTAGGAGGAGGTCTAGCCGCTTATAATAGCGGTGCCCTCTACGACGATGAAATTAACTACAAATAAAACGAAAAGAGGATAAATGAATATGTTAGATTTACAATCAATGGAAAGCCAAGAGATTAAAATCAAATGGATTGATGGGGAACTAATAAGTGTTAACGAACCAACTTTCGCCATGTTTAAAAAGCTATCTAATGTAAAACAAGATGATAACGAAGGTATCGGAAAAGTGCTTGTAGAAATGTTAAACAACAATACTTCAGCGAAGAAATTCAAAGCGTCTGATCTTGATCCGTTAAACTCCGGGCAGTTAACTGCATTGATTCAAAAATTAATGGGACAAAAAGAAGCTGCGGACCAAGACCCAAACTAAAAATCCCCGTGCCAGAAGGTAAAGCGGGGGAAGCACTCAAGAAAAAGTATTTTAAAGTTGAAGAGTGGCAAAAACAAGTAAATACAGATCAAACTTCCACACTTAAAGCAATGTCTGACTATACGGGCATTGCTTTTTCCGATTTAGAACATTTACCTTATAGCGTTTATTTACTCTATCGACATGACGCATGGGTAGCAAATACTACGCAATCAGAAGAAGGCCAAAAATTTATTAAAGCATGCTTGCGACTGCAAAAGAAAGACGCAGACGTGAAAGCAGTTCGTGAATTCAACAAAGAAAGGGGCGGTAAATGTGGATTTTACAGGGGGCAGTTTATCACTAGCACCACTATCAGTGGATATTCGGGGGAATAATTCGGATTTTAAAAGCGCTATGGCTGAAACAAAAGCTCTAGGTTCAAAGACCAGTCGTGGCGTAGAAAATGATTTCAAAAACGCCTCTGGTGGCATAGGAAAAGCTTTTTCAGCCGTTGGCGGAGCTGTCCAAGCTGCCGGAAAGAAAGTTTCTGGTCTTGGCTCGGGTATCCAAGATGTTGGTAAGAGTGCGCAAAGGGTCGGCTCAGATTTAACCTCACACATTACCAAACCTTTGCTAGGTATCGGCGGAGCTCTCGCAGGCGTTACCGCGTTTCAAGGCTTTAGCCGTATTATGGAAACTGATACAGCCCAAGCTAAGCTAAAAGGACTAGGCTATAGCACACAAGAAGTTGGTGAAATATCTGACGATGTAACAGAAGCTATTGAGGGCGGAATGACCACCGTTGCTGAAGGTACAGACATAGCTGCAGGTGCTATGGCAGCAGGCGTTGAACAAGGTGACGAACTACAAAAATACATTCAACTTGTAGGAGATGCCGCTGTCGGTTCAGGTCGTGATGTTGGGGAAATGGCTACGATCTTTAACCGTGTCGAAGGACAAGGGAAGCTCATGACGGAAGAACTCAACATGATCGAAGATGGCATGCCTGGCTTTTCTAACGCTATGGCTGAACATTTAGGCGTTTCTATGGAAGCTTTTCGAGAAATGGTCACTGAAGGCGAAGTATCCGCAGAGGAGTTCAAAGAAGTTATGGACGATTTTGCCGGCGGCATGGCCGAAGAGTACGCGAAATCTTTTCAAGGTATGGCAAAAAATGCTAAAAACTATATCGGACAAATTGGCGAGGCTTTTCTAAACGGCGGTGAAGACACGAAAGGGTTTTTCGATCAACTGAAACCAATGATGAAAGATTTAAACAATTGGTTACAAGATCTTATACCTAAAGCCAAAGACTTTGGACGTAAGTTTGGTGAAGCTTTTTCCAATATGGTTGATAAGATCAAGGGTGTTAAACAATGGTACGATAGTCTGGCCGAAGCACAGCAACAACTAACGTTAAAAATTGCTGGATTTGGTACTGCAGCGCTTGCTTTTTTAGGACCCGTAATAACTATTGCTGGAAAATTACTGGTGCCTTTCGGAGACCTCATTGAAGTTGTAGGATCTGCTATCACATGGATAGGCGGTTTAGCCACCTCACTTGGCGGATTGCTTGGCCCAATAGGTTTAGCTGTCGGAGCTGTTACTGCTATAGGTCTTGCCTTTGGTGCAGCTAAAAACGACGGTGATCTACTAAAAGGCGCTTTTGACGGTTTGAAGAATGGTGCTAAAGGTATTGTAGAGTGGTTTGGTCAATTAGCGAACGCCACAAGAGAATGGGGCGAAAATCTTAACTTTGAACCAATAACAAACTCATTTAAAAACCTTTCAGGATCATTAAAACCATTTACACAAAATATTTTTGATGGTCTACAGTGGGGGTACGAAAATGTACTACTTCCGTTGTCTGGATTCGTAATCGAAGATGCTTTACCTGCATTTTTCGATGCTCTAGGTGGCGCAATCGATTTTGTTAACGGCGTTGTGGAGGAATTAAAACCTGCGTGGGATTTTCTATGGAATGAAGTCCTTGCTCCACTAGGCGACTGGGCAGCAGGAGCAGCGGTTACCACATTAGAAGGTGTTGGAAGTGCTTTATCAGGAATAGGAAACTTTGTCTCCGAACACCAGGAAGGCTTTTCCACTTTTGTTATTACATTCGGATCGTTCGCAGCGACACTGAAGATTATCTCTGGAGTATCTACTGCTGTTACAGTTATAAATGGAATAGCTGGAGCTATTGCTGCTATGGGAGGTCTCACGGGCATACTTTCCGGTGTCGGAACGGGGATCATGAGCATCATTACCATGCTAGGTGGTCCCTGGGCTTTAGCTATTGGCGGAGCGGTTGCTGCAGGTGTGTTACTGTGGAAGAATTGGGACACAATTAAGCAGTATGCTGATCCTATAATAGGCGCTGTGAAAGGAATTGCACGTGTTTTATTTGGTCCTCTGGTTAAAGCGATTGACGTAGCTATCAAAGTAGGAAAATGGCTTTATGGAAACTGGGATACGATCAAGCAAAAAGCAGGTGATATGGTAGGCAGAATTAAACAAAAATGGGGAGAATTAAAGGCTGATACATCCAGTAAATGGTCAGAGATAAAGGCTGATACGTCCTCAAAATGGTCTAGTATAAAACGGTCTGTTCGCGGAAAGACTGCTGGCGCTGTTGCGTCCGCCAAGAGTAAGTGGTCAGAAATCAAAGCAGATACATCCAGTAAATGGTCAGAGATAAAGGCTGATACGTCTAGCACCTGGAATACTATTAAAGGAAAAATCGGTTCAGCGGCAAAATCGGGTAGAGATTCAGCGGCTGGCCATTGGAAAAACCTAAAGAAAAACACAAGCGATACTTTTGACACCGTTGTCGGTTGGGCGAAAAAGTTACCTGAGCGCATAGGTGGAGGTATTAAAGCCGGGCACAAATGGATAAAAGATGCTTTTAAATACATTTTTGAGGGTGCCGTAAATATCGTAAAAGTACCCATTAACGCCATCATCAGTGGTGCTTCATGGATCCTTGAGAAATTCGGTGCTGATAAATTGGATTCTTGGGAACCTAAGTTAAATTACAAAAAAGGAACAAATAATAACGGACACCCAGGTGGCAGCGCTATGGTCAATGATGGACGTGGCGCAGAAGCCGTTATCCCTCCAAATGGGAATGCTTTTATTCCGAAAGGAAAAAATGTAATGCTTCCGAATATGCCAAGGGGTACCCATGTATTAAATGCGCAAGATACAGCTGATGCTTACGGTAACGGAAAACCAAAATACCATTATGCATTTGGTACAGGCTTACTAGACAAAGCAAAAGACTTTGGAAGCAGCGCCCTAGGTGGAATTAAAAACTTAGCAAAATCGGCTGCTGACAAAATCGGTGATGTTTGGGATTTTGTTTCCGACCCTTCCAAACTCGTCGAAAAAGTCATCGCACATTTTGTTGGATTTGATGGTATGAGCGACTTGCCGCTAGAGTATGGTAAGGCTTTTGTAAGTAAAGCTAAAGATAAGATGTTTGGTTGGGTAAAAGGCTTGTTTGACGAGTATGGCAGTATGGGCGAATTTGATGGCGCTATGGGTAAATCAGGTAAATGGAAAGTTTACGACTACCTTTGGGACGTAGCTCAAAAAGTAATGGATAAATTTTCCGGAATGTCTGTTACATCCGGTTTCCGACCAAATAGTTCCACACATCACGGGAAACACCAAGCCATTGACGTGGCTTATCCGGCAAGCATGAATGGTTCTTCGAAATATAAAGACCCTGCAAATTACGCTTTTAGTAATTTTAAAGATCGAGTTGGCTACGTTATTGCTTTAAACAGAATTAAAGACCGTACTGGCGATGGCGGTCAAGGGGTTACCAACTCGTGGAAACGCTGGCCGGCAGGTGGACACATGAACCACTTGCATATTTCTGGTAAATACGGCCCAGGCGATGTAGGCAAAGGCGGAGATGGCTTTGCTGGTGGGTCTGGTGTTGGTCGTTGGAAAAATACGGCTGTTCAAGCGCTAAAAATGACCGGCAGTTACAGTGCAGGAAATTTGAAACTGTTAATGGATCAAATGCGTTCTGAATCTAACGGCAATCCAAAAGCAATTAATAACTGGGACGCAAACGCAAGACGCGGCACGCCAAGTAAAGGATTGATGCAAGTTATTGATCCAACTTTCCAATCTAATAAATACCCAGGGCGTGGAAATATCTATAATCCACTAGATAACATTCTAGCGGCGATAAGATATACCAAAGCACAATATGGTTCTCTAGCACGAGGATGGCATGGCATAGGTTACGCTAACGGCGGTTTTGTCACAAGTAAAACCTACTTTGCTGGCGAACGCGGACCTGAAGCAATCTTGCCACTTGATGACAAAGAACGATCTGGGGAAATCATCGCCCAATCTCTTAAGTACATGAACACGAAAATGCCGGAGCCTGCGCCATTCGATGGTTACAATGCTTCTTTGAATAAAACGAAGAAGACTATTCACGCTGAAGGTGGTCAATATTCAGGTGCACAACCCGGCACCACCAATAATACGTCTAGCCAACAGTTAGAAGCGATGCAACAACAAATCGAACTACTTACAAAAATTCTTGCAAGTAGCCAACGGATTGAAGATCAGCCGAAAGGATTCGTTGAAAATGATATAAGCCGTGCACAAAAGAAACAAATGGACTTAGATAAATACATTTCTGGCTTAGGAGGTGCTTATTAAGTTGGAAGAAGTAAAAATATTTAATGGTGATTTCACCTCTAATTTAACGGAAATACCAGGTCTGGTTCTCTTAGATTTTATAGATAATGATGTAGATGCGCAAGTATCTACACAAGAGAATGAAGCTACAGACGGGGTGATTTTAGGGTCGACAACATTCGGCCCTTTTAATTTGGAATTAAACTTTTATTTTGAGGGATCTGACTCAATGGACCTAGGCCTAATAAAACAATCCTTACGAGGGTTATTATTTAGAAGGGATCCTTATTTCCTTTGGTACTCAGAAATACCTGAAAGAAAATATGCGGTTTATTGCGAGGATCTAGAAGTGAAAAACATTAATTCATCCTTTGCGACACTTAAAATAATCTTTGTGGTATACAAAGGATTTTCTGAATCTTTAAAAAGTACGAAGGATATCAATTTTTTATTAGAAGATACTCACACTTCGAAAGAACCCGCATTGGAAGATTATCAATATGAATTTAACCGCAGCCGATTCGTAATATATAATGCGGGCGATTTAACTGTCGATCCTCGAGAGCACTATTTAAATATAAAAATCGAAGGGAGCTCAGACGGAGAATTAACGATTAATAATAAAACAACTAAAGAACGTTTCATTTATAAGCCGACATTGCGAAGTCGTACAGGAGACTGGCTGGACCTTAACGGGGTATATCCTAAAAAAAATGGCGTAAACTGCGGTATCGATACAAATCACGGCCTGATTAGTTTAGCTCCAGGAATTAACAAGATCGAAATTCAAAATGCTAACGAGATAAAAACCTCCTGGGATTTTAATTTTTTGTATAGGTAGGTGGTCGCATGGATATCATTATACGAAATTACGAAGGAACTCGAGAAGAAATCTTATCCGACGTAGGTAAAGGGTCTTTTAGCCGAAAAATTGAAGAGAATCAATCGTACGAATTGAACTTTGATGTAACGCAAACAGAACGAAATAAAGTAGCTTTTGAGCTTGTACAGCATGAAAGTTCTATTTTATTTGACGGACAAGAATTTATTATCAAGCAAATGTCAACAAATGCAAATGGTAAAAGTATTGTAAAAAATGTTACAGCTACTCATATATACGCTTGTATGCAGGACGGTCACCAATACGATACCGTAACCGGCAGACGATCGATAGATCAATTACTAACTCATGTTTTTAAGCCCGATAATCGTGGTTATACATGGGAGGTTATCGACCCTGAAGAAAAGTTTTCAACAGTTGAGCAAGAAAATTTTGGCAGGGATAACTATCTTAAGCTAGTACAAGAAATCATCGAAGATTATGACGCAACGATGATTGTAGATAACAAGCATCTGATGTTTTATCCGCGCGGGGGCTATGGAAAAAAGATTAACGAACCTATACGTTATAAATATAATACGGATAGCGTCGGTTTTGACATCGACACTCTTTCGCTAAAAACCCAAATAAAAGGATTTCCTAAAAAAGATGATGATGATAAATACGTATTTGATCCTATCACTTATACTTCTCCTGAAGCAGAAAAGTGGGGCATACGTATCCAGGATCCAGTAGAAGACGGTCGGTATACGGTAAAGAAAAACCTAGAGGAACGTTTGAAAAAAGAGCTAAATGATATACCTGATATATCGGGGGGCGTTTCGTTAAAATTCAAGTCCAATATCAAAATATTTGATTATGTACCTTTTATCTATGAACCTTTAAATATTAACACATATATCCAAGTTGTTGGAATCACGGACTATCCCTTTTTACCCAACGAACCATCAGAGCTTACTTTATCAAACACCAAAAAAACGATGACAAGCATTCTAACAGGACTAGTCAAGAAAGGAGTGTTGTGACTTGGGGTCACTCAAAAAAATTACAAATAGGCTCTACAGCGAGTGGAAGAGCTCTTTTAACCACAACGTCGAACAAATAGAGAGAGCTCAAAAGGAAAACAAAACGTCTCATAAAGCCACAAATAAACGCATTGATAATCTTGTGTTAAACAGTGGCGGGGATAGCCCAAACGAAGTGACAGACGCTCGCACAGATGCTTCAGGCACAATACACGAAACGTTAAAAGCTAGAATTGATGCAGGCGAAAATTTAACAACAGAAGAAATAAAAGATTTAAATGAAACATTGACGAATCAACGAGAAGAAATTTCACAGTTAAACGGCGTTATCCAAGATCTTTATGGCGGCGATGGGTCGAACGTTGATTTGTATGTACACGCAGGTCGAGGCAATGACACCACAGCCGATGGCACAGAGGAAAAGCCTTTTAAAACCATTCAAGCAGCCGTTGATGGTATACCTTTTTTAGCGTCGTCGAGATTTTATATCCATGTAGCCCCTGATGTATATCTGGAAGACGTACATGTAAGAGACAACAACATAACAGCAATAGAAATTGTAGCGACTAACAACGAAGTCACCAATGCTAAAGAGGGAGATACTGGCGTTTTTGTTCGTTCTATCTTTTTTGAAAATTGTCAAGCTTATTGTCGAATCCGAGGGGTTACTTTGACGGATGCACAAAACGGTCCAGGTTTTTTTACGCGATTTGATAGATGTAGCTATGGTGCGGTTGATAACTGCCGAGCTGCAATAAACACTAAAAATCTAGATACCAACAATTTCCGTTGGTCAGATTTCCGTTGTTACAATTTGGAGTCAACTATGGGAAATATCTATGGAACACTCGCTAGGAATCAAGATTTTGCTATTAGTTCGATGTTCGCAAGCTCCCTAAGAGTATCCAATAGTGTTTCAGGTTCAAGAAATAACGTGGTTTATTCCGCCAATGGCGCTATCATCTTTGCAACAGGAGCAGATTTAACAGGAGAAACAAAAATAATTTCAACTTATGGAGGGCAGGTGTTTGGACAATAATGTATAAAGATAAAAATGAACTATATAAAGATGTTGCCTTAGAAGTTAGTATAGATGCCAAAAAGGGCGCAAGAAATCAAGAAATCGAGACGCACGCAACCTTTTATAGCTACGACGTCCAAAGTGGTCTTATCAAAATTAACATCAAAAAAGACAATAAACCTTTGCCCTTGCCTAACGGTACACAAGTTTTGTTAAACGTCGTGAAATTAGACCTTCCGCAGCAAAAAATGGTTTTTACAGGCGATATAGTGGATAGCAATAACGGCATTGCGCACTGGGTCATCCCAGATGAGCTGCAAGGTTACAAAGGCGCTATTCGTACTGGTGTTTTTGTAAAGCTACCTAATGACCAAAGTCTTCATGGCGGCTACTTTAAGTTCTACATGGGCATATCCGAAATCGACGAAAATTTAGAACCTTTCGAAGAAAACTATTGGCAAGGGTGGCATGATTTTCAAAAGGAAGCTGAACAAGAGTGGAACGCTTGGAAAGCCAGTCGGGATAAGACGTGGAGAGAACACGAAGAAGCCTACGACGAATGGAAAAATCAACAGAAAAAAGCGCAATTCGATTTTGAATCAAACTTTGTCTCTTGGAAAACAGATATTAATCAAACGTTGGAAACAACCGATAATCAAGTGCAGGAAACAAATGACGCTTTAGAAAATTTAGATGCTTATAGTAAGCAAGAAACAGATGATAAATTAGCAGGAAAAGCTGATAAAACAGCTATTGATGATTTAAACAAAAAAGTAGAAATAGGCGAACACGTCTTTTTAACACCTGAAAAAGGGTTTGAAAATTACAATGCTGGGAACAAAGGCGACGTAACTAGTCAATTGCAATATGTCCGTATCGGACCTTTGTGCAAAATTTTCGGAACTGTAAAAAACTTAGAAACTATTAGATCCGGAGCGGAGGTAGTCGTAACCACCATACCTGCTAAATTGTCTGTAAACGTAGTAGATATCGTCAGAGGAGAAACGCGAAACGGAAATTCGTTTAGAGCTAGAATATATAATTATAATAATTCGAGCTTTCCTAATCAAATTACTATATCTTCCCCGCAAAATGGCGATGGTTCAGCTTTAGACCTTTCTCCGGGAAATTGGCTAAATATAAGCTTAATAGCAGGAATAGAAGAACAAGAGGACAGGAGCTGATAGTGTGCCAATACGTAAAAAGGCGAATTTAAAATCGTAAATTCGAAAGATAGGCACACGTTTTGACCTTTTTGGTGCATTTCTTGTGGAAACACAATGAAAGGGGGTGATTTTATGAAGCCAGTATTTAAGCTAGCATTTACTGGGGAAGAAGACGTTTGATTTGAACGGAAAAGCTATCGATGATGAGCAAACGCCAGAAGGATGGACGGGAAAATTAGACAATATGAACAAAAATGATAAAAAAGGAGTTAATAGTATGCCAATACGAAAAAAGGTAATGTAGAAATCCAAGCAAGCGCCAGTGGAGCCAAGGTAAAGCAAACAAGATACACTTTTTACAGCTATGATAAAAACGCGGCGGCTTTATGCTTTCAGTTCCGCGAGCAAGATGGCCAGCCAACCGACTTAAGCAAGGCGACCGTCCACTTGGTCATGATTTTAAATGACGACAATGGGAAGCAGTTTATCCCCGGAGATAATGAAATTGAGGTGCTAAGTGCTATACAAGGAACAGCGGAATACGTCCTGCCTGATAACCTCCTAGGCTATGAGGGCAAAGTTACCAGCTATGTATATCTCGATTTTTCTGACGGGACCCACACGGATGAGGGGCGTTTTACATTCGAGATTAAACGTTCTTTGGTTACTGACGTGATACCTAAAGCCGGCGATAAGTATGTGAAAGACTTTGAAGATGTTAAAGCAGAAGTGCAAAAGGCAGCCGACGGCACGATAAAAACCGCCAGTGAAGCTGGCAAGAGTATAGACGAGGCTTCAAAAGAAGTTAACACAGCTAAAGCAGAAGCAATAAAGAATATGCATGAACTTGATATTAGCGATAAAAACTACTTGCTAGATTCAAAGAAAAGGGTGCTAAACCCAAGGACATCAGGTGGGGCTTCAGATAATTCAAATCATACCATTTACCATCTTTCAGAGCCTATACCAGCTGGCGCTGAAATGACAATTTCAGGAAAATTAGAAATAACAGATGGTGCCTTCGACAATATTTCTATTCTTTTTAGAGATGAGAACGACGTATCCGGAGGACACAGTTTGATGAAAATTTCAGATAATGAGTTCAGTAAAACTTTTACTTTGTCAAAAACACTTCATAAGATTTATATCTATGCAGGAGAAAGCGACAAAACTCGAGGCAACGGCGTGGTATATACTGACGTTAAATTGCAACCGGGCTCTTTAGCCACTCCTTGGAATCCCAACCCGCACGAAATCATGACACACATTAGCGATAAAAACTACTTGCTAGATTCAAAGAAAAAGGTGATAAAACCAAGGACATCAGGTGAGGTTTCAGATACTACAAATCATACCGTTTACCATCTTTCAGAGCCTATGCCAGCTGGCGCTGAAATGACAATCTCGGGAAAATTAGAAATTACAGATGGTGATTTTGACGCGATCTCTATTTATTATAGAGGTGAGAACGGCATATCCTTAGGACACAGTTTGATGAAAATTTCAGATAATGAGTTCAGTAAAACTTTTACTTTGCCAAAAGCACTTCATAAGATTTATATCTATGCAGGAGAAAGCGGCGAAACTCGAGGCAACGGCGTGGTATATACTGACGTTAAACTGCAAACGGGCTCTTTAGCCGCTCCTTGGAATCCGAACCCGTCAGAAATCGTCACGCAAGACCAGTATAATAAACTTGTGAACGCCGTCATCAACCTAGGAGGAGAAATATAAAATGTTTAACTTATCAGATTTTATCGAAGAAAATTTAACAGAAGGCTACTTAACTAGAGCCTTTACAGAAACACAAATCAATATTTTTGCTTTGAACTATTTAAACCGAGGGCAAATCGAACAAGAATGCTTCGACCGGATAGCCAAGTTTGTCGAGGACAATGAACCTTATCCGGAAAAAACTGAAGTAGATAAAGAAACTAAGGGAAACAAAGAAACTAAGGAAAACAAAGAAACTAAGGGAAACAAAGAAACTAAGGGAAAAAAAGAAACTAAGGAAAACAAAGAAACTAAGGAATAAAACACTGAGGCTTGCCAAGTGGTAAGCCTCTTTTTTATCTCATAAGTTAGGAGGTCAACGTTGGAGCTAAAAGAAAGAGTTGATGAGCATGATAAAAAAATAAAACAGCACGATAAAGAAATCCAGCGTATCAACGACAATCTCACTGATTTGCGAAAAGACTTAAACGATAGCTTAAACCGCGTGGACGAGTCCAACAAATTCTTACGCGAACAAAACACACGCCAATCTGAGCAAAGCAACGAAATTTTACAAGCCATTCTAAACCGCAATGACAATTCGGAAAAGCGCAAGCACGAGCTCAAAATGCTTAACTGGTCAAATCTTTGGAAGATCGTCGGCATATCAGCAGGGGCTGGCGGCGTGATAAGCGCTATCGTACAAGTTTTATTTAATTGAAAGGAGGTGAGTAAATGGACTTGAATGACTATTTAATACCTATTGTAGTGGTAGCTTGCTTAATCGTAGGCTATGTCATACGTGCGACGCCCGCTTTACAATCTGCAAGGGAATATATTCCTTTAATAGCTTGTATCCTAGGGGCGATTTTAGGCGTAGTGATTCAGGACGTGACGGTAGAAGCCATTATCATGGGAGCTGTCAGTGGTTTGGCTTCCACAGGCTTAAATCAAGTTTTCCGTAAAGCTTTAAATTTAAAGGAAGGGGCTAGCGAAAGCTAGTCTCTTTTGCTTAGAAAGGAGGACAAACATTTGAAAAAGATCAAAACTTTAGTCATGACGGTGTTAGTTACGGTTATGACCTTTGCGCCCATTGTGGGCGCTGGAGCTTACTCCATTGATACCACGTACAATCAAACGAGGTCATCGCAGCGGACGAATGATAATTACATCATCCTGCACGAAACAGGCGGAGTAGCGCCAGCAATTAACAACGCGCAATATTTTAATAGAGAGTGGCGCAACGCTGGCACATACTCCAGCCATATTGTAGGTGACGGCGGTGATGTTTATCAAATTTCGCCTGACGGGTATGTACAGTGGGGCGCAGGTAGCTACGCAAATGCTCGCAGTCCGGTTCAAATTGAGTTAGCAAGAACGAACGACAAAGCAACCTTTGAAAAGGATTATAAAGCTTATGTTAACCTCGCTCGGGATATGGCTAAGAAGTATAATATCCCACTCACGCTTGACGGCAATGGCAGAGGTATTAAATCGCATTCGTGGGTGTCTCAAAACATCTGGGGCAATCATCAAGACCCATACGGCTATTTAGCACAACACGGCATCAGCAAAGCAGACTTAGCTCAAGATTTGCGCACAGGCTTGGACGATTCGGACGATGTTGACGCAGAACCAGAAACTCCAGCACCGGGCAGCAATGCGCCTGAACCTGATCCTGATAAAAGGAGTGGTTTTCATGCTGAAAAAGCGACGTTTACCAATGGCGATACAGCTATCCAAGTAAGGAGTGGTTTGGCTGGATTAAATGCACCTCGTGCAGGCATGTTACCAGCTGGAGCTAAAATTAATTATCAAGGCTGGGTTGCTAAAGATGGCTATACTTGGGTACGCTACACAGGTAATAGTGGCGATACTTTATACTTGCCCGTACGCCACAATGGCACACCTTACGGTACGTTTGGCAATGACAGTCAATCTAGCAGCAACCAAAGCTACGAAAACGCTAGCGGCTCGTATACATTCCAAAATACGACTCGGATTCGTAATAGTGTAGGCACAAGTAGTGGTTATACAGGTATCAATTACGATGCTGGACAAACAGTTTACTACGATCGCGTTTATAAAAACGTAAATGGTTATGATTGGTTGTCTTACATCAGCTATGGTGGTCAAAGACGCTATGTGGCTATGACGAATAGCGGTAGTAGCCAATCTGCTAGCACGCAACAAAACCAAAGCGGAGCTTATACGTTCAGAAATACAACACGTATCCGCAACGGCGTGGGAGTAAATGCTGGCTACACTGGCAGAAATTACAACGCCGGTCAAACAGTTTACTACGACCGTGTTCACAGGAATGTGAATGGCTATGATTGGCTCTCTTACATGAGTTACAGTGGACAACGCCATTATGTAGCTATGACCAACTAAAATAATAAAATATTCGTTTGATTAACGATTAGCCCTGTTCTTAAGTGAGCAGGGCTTTTTTTACATAATAAAGTTTAAAATTTTATTGATTGCTATAAAAAACAAGCTTAATTCTTTATGCTTACACTATTTTTTGTGGTATTATAAACATGAAAAGAAATGAGGAGGGGATACGATGGCAAATTTAACTTCAGTTGAAAAATGGTTTGTAAAGAACAATGCTGATGTAGCGTCGTCTACCTTGGAAGGAAATTATAAACTACAGAAGTTGCTTTACTATTCTCAAGCAATGTCTTTAGCTGTGGACAATAGACCTTTATTTGATGAAGATTTTAAAGGATGGGAAAAAGGACCAGTTGTTAGCAAAGCACATTATGATTACAAAGTTAATAGAATAGCTGAAAATAATAATGAAAAAGATTACGAGCAGACTCTAGCTGATTTGTCTGGAGAGGAAGAGAAAGTATTAAGCATAGTTAATTTTGTTTATGGGACAGAATCTGCTCAAGATCTTATTGATCAAACACATAAAGAGAAGCCATGGAATGATTTAAAAGAAGAAGCTTTGCAAAGAAAAAATCCAATTATAACTAAAGATTCAATTAAAGAATTTTATCAACCATTAAAAGAGGTTTATGACTCTTATAAAACTCAAGATTTATCACATATGAAAACAAGGTTTATAAATGGAAATTGTTTTGTTTTTGATTCAAAAGAAACTGATATTCAATCAGATGATGAAGTACAACTTTGGGATTTCGGCACTCAAGTTCAAGGAGACAAGTTTTTTGTCTATAAAGATGAAAGTGACTTAATTGTAGTTTAAATGGAATACGAAGAAGGAACTATTCTTAAACTTAAAAATATTAAGTTTAAGGGAACAAATAAACTAGACTTTAGAATGAATGGTCATCCTGTGGTAGTGCCGATATATACAGGATATAATGACGATATCTTTTATTTTACTTCATCAAGCAAAGTTAATCACTATGCAACCGAAAAGGATCGTTATTATCTAACAGGAAATTTACCTAAATGCGGATTACCTTTAACTTGTATTATTGATTTGAAACATGTCTATAGAGCCGTGAACGCGAATTTTTTGCCCAAAGTGCCTTTGCCATCACAAGAATTAAAAAAGCTTATAAATAAAGCTTTAGATTACGACAGTAAAAACTTAGATGAAGACTACTTAGAATTATTGAAGTATATTTCTTAGCCCCGTCACTCCGACAGGGCTTTTTTACATAATATAAATTAAAATAGAACATAACTGAAGTAATGGCTTGACTGTTCGCGTATATGTCATGCTACTATAAAGATGTGAAGTTATGTGTGAGGAGGTAGCGTAAAAGTGGAAGCAAAATATAACGTGTACGATATTGCCAACTGGTTTTTAAGTAAAGAATCAATGACACCTAAAAAATTGCAAAAAATGATTTATTACGCTTATGCATGGTATCTAACAATCGCTAACGATCCAGAAGGTCAAGTTTGTTCTAAACTATTTGACAGCAGAATAGAAGCGTGGGTTCATGGTCCTGTTATACCTGAAATATATGCAAAATATAAACCATATGGTTACAATGAAATAGATAAATTTGATGAACATGAAACCTTTGATTATAATACTGAAAATATTTTGGATCAAGTTTTTAAAGTTTACAACGATTTTGACGGTAATGAATTAGAATCAATAACTCATCAAGAGTTACCTTGGATTAATGCCAGAAATGGAGCTGAACCTTTAGAAAGTTCGCACAATGAGATTCGGGATAAAGATATAATAAAATGTTATTCTAGTAGGATAGCCGATTGAACATAAAGAATACAGTAACGCCTAATTCATTAGTTACAAACGATGAGAATCATGTTACCTCATCTAGTGTACTTCATATTGATTTTAGCTATTACAGAGATTGGTTAAAATCTACTCGTATAAAAAGTAAGTTTACCAATTGTTATTCAGATAACAAACATATCAATAATACAATGAGAGATATTTTTTCGAAGATCTTTCCACATGCACAAGAAAACATTAATAAAATTATGGCTAACAATGAAGCTCATTGTCATATAATAAGTGATAGAGATAAAAGAAATTTGTGTACACAAGTAATTGAAGAAATCCATAATAAAACAATAAGCGAGGAAGTAGAATTGTGGCAATTAGGCGCTACAGGAGAAATTAGAGTTATAGGTTCTATTATTCCTCACGGTACAATTTATATATTTTATCCTTTATTTGTTGACTGTCATCATTTAATTTATCCAAGCAACAATGGAAGTAATAATCATAAAGATGTTAAAAATAGTAAAAAAACTATATACAACTAAAGCCCCGTCACTCGACGGGGCTTTTTATTCATCTATTTGTTATATCTTTAAAGTAATTACTGAACCGCTAGTTTTCACAGAAGCATTTCTTGCTCCGCAATATGGACAGTCAATAAATTCAGTGTCTTTTCCTCCTGGATAATTATCACTATATACTTTCCAAGCAAATTCTTTTCTACACTTCTCGCACGTTTCTTTTGTTCCTTTATTATCGCTCAT